AAGTTATCTGGGTGATTATGGAGAGTACATTTATCAATGTGGTCGACAACTTCAAGAGGCGACAAGTAACGGCCAATTTTCTGCTCCATTACCAGGCGATGTTCATACATTCGACCAGCTTCTCTACCCTTCCGTTGCTTTGGATGAGGGTGATTTTCAGGGGAAGCAGTTAAAACATAACCATCTTTTAAAATTGAGCGACCAAACTTATAGGCAGGATTACACTCTCCAGCAGGAGGAGCTTGCCGAGGCCTTTTCATATCAGGAAATTTTCGCCAAATATTCTGAACATATTTCGCATTGCAACCTCCACCAACCAGAGCAGCAATTTCGCCAGATTTCCGAACGCCGTCAGAAAGCTCTTTTATCTTCTCAATGTCATAAAGAAAAATCTTATTACTCGCCATATAGTTCCTCCTGTACCAATCCCTTATCAAGAATTATTGCCGTTGAAAAGCTAAATTATGATTGGTATTACGATTTGCACGTTTTTGGTTCTAATAATTATCTACTAAGTAACTCTTATCACCACAACTCAGGTAAAACTCTGAACCTATGTCATAAGGCCCTAAGACTTTCCCAACTAAACAAAGGCTTCTCAGGCGGTATTCTTTGCCCTTCATATCGTGATTTTAAACGAGATATTAAACCAACCTTCGAAGAGATATTTGACGAGAATAATTTGCGCGAAGGGAAGCATTGGGGCTTTCATAAAACAGACTTTTATTATTGGTTTTCTTGGAACAGGAAACCGCTTTATATCTTTACAGGTGAAAAACCTATTGCAGGCCCTAACCTCGCATATTGCCTTATAAACGAACATAGCTTGATTCAACACGAACGTATCAAGGAAATGCTCAGACGCGTGAGAGTAAAGAACGCGCCCTTTAAACAACGTATTTTAGCAGGCACTCCCGAAGATAAACATTTCTGGTTGCTAGAATGGGTTGAGCAGATGCAAAAGCTCGAAGTTGAAACTCCTGGCAGTTTTAAATTGGTTATGAATTCGACCAGGGAAAACGTGCATATTGATGAGAGCTATATTAGGCACCTTGAATCAACACTAGATTCTAAAGCTTTAAAAGTATTCCTTGAGGGGCAAATGATACGCCTAACAGGTGAGCTTTTCTATTATTCATTTAGCCGCGAAAAGAACATATCAGAGGAAGCGAAATACAATGACAACTTACCTATCCATGTTGGACTAGATTTTAACGTAGGTTATATGACAGCGAGTTTTAGTCATAAGGTTTTTATTAATGGGCGATTTGAGCAACATTTTTTCGATGAGCTTTTGTTACAGGGCGATTCAAACACTCAGCAAATGGGCGTTGCTTTACTCGCGAGATACCCGAACCATAAAATGATAGTTTCCTGCGATGCCTCGGGAAAGAACAGGTCTACGACAGGCGTTAATTCTTTGCTATCAGATGTAGCCGTGCTTAGGTCTGTTGGCATAACAAACGTAAGATTTAAAAACCAAAACACTCGGCTAAGAAACAGGCAACTTTTAGTTAACGGTTTATTCGACCACGGACAAATTAAAGTTAATCCTGCTTGCAAACTGCTAACCAGGGACTACGATAGTGTTGAGCAGAGCAAGGTCGACTATACTAAAATAAAAGATTCCGCAGGAAAGTTAACTCACTTTTCCGACGGGGCTGATTATGTATTAGACTTTGAGTATACTTTGCCAGGACAATACGACAAACATTCAAAGATAAGCATGGAGGATAGATAATGGGAAATTGGCTTGATAGAAACTATAGGTTAGCGCAAATAGACAGCATCGAAAACACGGAAAATAAAGGTAGACGTGCTGAATCATTTACTGAAAGCGAGCTTCAAAACGGGCGACTTCAGCAATACGTTGTCGAATATCTTAGGGGTCAATTCTCTAAGAAGACTGTCGATGAAATGCCTATCATCTCTTGTTTAAACTTATATAAAAAAGTAACTAATAACCTTGCCTCGGTTTACAAGAAAGCTCCCGAGCGCGATTACCTAGGTGCATCAGACAAACAAGTAGCGGCATTAAACGCACTCTTTGAGGACGGCGACTTTGACCAAAAATTACTTAAAGGTAATAGAAACATCGTGGGACAACGCCAGGGTTTAGGAATGATTGTCCCCAAGAATGGCAAATTAGTGATGAGAGTTCTAAGGCCCCATCATTATGATGTAGTGCCCAAAGCTGATGACCCTGAGACAGCAGAAGCTTATATTATCTCAACATTAGATAGAAACCATCTTGTAGACGATATTAAAAAGAGTGCGACAGGCTTCACAGGCGCAAGTAAAACTTACGATAGCACCGACAATATAGACAACTCAATTGCCGACCAAGACGATTACAAAAACAGCGTGGGCAAGTACCTAATTTGGACTGATAAATATAATTTTATGATGAACGCTAAAGGGCAAGTCGTAATAGACGGCGTTCCAAGAGAGAGCTTTGAAGAAGAAGAAATCATGTCTCCTTTCTTTTTAGCAGGTCTTGAAACTATGCCTTTCTTCGAGCTTCATTTAGGCGAGAAAGACTTCGAGTATTGGGTGCGAGACGGGTCGGCATTAGCTAACTTTGTGGTTCAGTTTAATGGCGCGTTTTCTGATGTTGGGCAAATAGTGCGTATGCAAGGCTGGTCACAGGCAGTTTTAACAGCAGAAAAAGACATGATGCCGGAGTCGATTACTGTGGGTCCTAGTAAAGTATTGAAGCTCCCAGTCACTCCAGGTACAGGATTTGAGCCTAAGTTTTCATTTGCTACGCCTAACTCTGATATAGAAGGTTCGTTAAAATACCTAGAAACATTCTTATATCTATTCCTATCGACTGAGGAAGTGGATCCAAAAGTGGTTTCTACAAAAGGCGACTCCACTACTTATTCATCAGGCTTTGAAAGATTACTGGCCATGGTTGAAAAGATGGAAGCAACAGATGACCATTATTCTTTGTTTAAAAAGGTTGAAGGCAAGATATTTGAAATCGTTTCAAACTGGCAGTTAGTGTTAGAAGATGACCCTACCTTTGATGAGAAATACAAAACAGGCTCGCTTGAGAATGTTAGCTTTACGGTTAAGTTTAAAAAGCCAGAGAGTGCGCGAACGACTAAGGATAAATTAGAGGAACTATCTCTAAAAAAAGAACTTGGGTTGGCTTCGCGCTTAGATATGCTCATGGAAATTGACGGTCTTTCATTAGAAGCCGCTCAGAAAAAACTACTTGAAATTGACCAAGAAGAAATGTTTGTTACCGCTTCAAATGTTATCCCTGGGCTTACACTGGGTGAGGTTCTTTAATGGCATTAGAGGGCAAATTAAACCTGTCTCAAGATGAGGTTTCACAAGAGATAGACCTAGAAGAAATATTCGGGCGCGATGTTCCTAATGATGTTGCGCAGGAGTTTGCCAGGGAAGCGATAGAAAGGATTATAGAGAGAAGCCAATCCGGGGAAGATAACGCAGGTAAGTCTTTTAAAAGCTACACAAAGAAATATGCCGACATTAAAGGCTCGGATGAAGTTGACATGACTTTGTTCGGCGATATGCTAGGAACTTTGGACTTTGAAGTGTCAGGCAATAAAATCAAAGTTAAAATTGCCGATGACCAGGCCCCAAAAGCCTACGGTCATATGACAGGTTACAAAGGGCACCCGACTATTATTAACGGACCTAAAAGAAAGTTCTTTGGCATTAGCACAAACGAAGCCGAAACAATCGCGGAAAGCCTAATAGACAGGGTTGAAGCAGAACCCTTAATTCCTCTTGAGGAAATATTCAGGAGGGTAACATCGGAATCAGACGAGGACATAATCAGAAGGATTATAAGCAGCTTTAATCTAACCTTGGAGGAGTAATGGCCAATGCTAGGATTAGGATAAAGGGTTTCGAAAACGAAAAGAAAATAATCACAACTCGCTTACTTGGCGAGATTAAGAAAGCCGAGCTTCTAAATGCTATAGGTGAAGACGTTATCAATGACGTTAGAAATGAAGCCCAAGAAGGGCAGAATACATGGCCGTCAATATCTCCTGCTTGGGAAAAAAGAAAAAAGAGATTAGCTGAATTTAACCCGACCCATTCAGAATACGCTCCAGGGCGAAACAATCTAACCTTTACTGGTCAACTTTTAAACTCATTAAAGACTTTCCTTATTGTAGGAAAAGCGCAGATAATAATTAGACCAACTAAAAAGCACAAGCGTTATAGAGGAGTGAAAGGAAAGCTCTTAGGCTCAAGGAATGTCGATAACGACAAGATTGCTGATGGCTTAATTTCTCAAGGTAGAGACTTCATGAAAGTGAGTAAGGAAACATTAGTAAAAGTTTCGGATACAATTAGAAAATTCTTGTCAAGGAAATTTTTAACAAAACCTTGATTTAATTAAATGGAGGCATTAGAATGACACAAGAGACTATTCAGGTCAGTGACCAAACTTCAGAAGCCAGTGGCATCGAAGAAAAACCCAAGAAAGACAGTGTGGCCTACGACACTTATCGCAAAACCGTTGAGGCTGAAAAGCGTGCAAAGGCAGAGCGAGACGAGTACAGGACACAGCTAGAAAGCATCAAGCATAAAGAACTTGAAGCTCAAGGCAAGCACTCAGAGGTGATTCAAACTCTCCGCGAGCAATTAAAAACTGCTGAGGAGAATAAGAAAAATCTTGAGTACAACTTTTATAAGTCTAGGGTTGAAGACCAAATCAAGCATGAGGCATTGAAAATGGGTTGTAAACAGCCTGACCATTTGCTTAAATTGATAGACAAGGAAGAGTTAAACACTATGCAATTTGATAAAGAAAAACTTCGAATCAATGAGCAAGACTTAGGTTTTTTCCTTGAAAAACAGAAACAATCTTTTAATTACTTATTTGACAAGGCTCCGACAAGGGTTGCAGATGCGACTCCAAGTTCAAAGCCAGATGTAAAAAAAGAAAACGATTTAAATAAACTTAGCTTGGCACAGTTAAGAGCTGGCCTGGCAATAAAACTAGATAAAGGAAGGTAATTTATGGCCGAAATCGGAGTAACAGAAGTAAGCGCAACTTCTCAAGATTATGTAAGCGCGTTAGTACAAATGACTTTGAAAGAAAAGTCTCACCTTATTGCAACTGTAACGGATTATTCCTCACAAGCTGGACCTGGTGCCAAGTCTGTAAAGGTTCCAAGACGTTCGCAATTTGCAGCGGCAGACAAGATTGAAAACACGAACTTAACTTCACAAGAGTTAACCTTCGCAGTGGACACAATTTCTTTAAACAAGCACAAGGCAATTTACGCCAAACTTGAAAGAATTGCAGAAGCTCAATCTGTTCCTCAAGTTCAAGCTCAAATCATTACTGAAATGGCAGAAGAACTTGCCCTTCAACTTGATAAAGACATCTTTACTCAATTGAAACTTGTTTCTACAGCTGCCCCTGACCATTTGTTAGACTTTGCTGATACTGCTGGCGACAAGTTAGCTATTGCTGATTTTGGGACAGCTAGAAGTCTTTTAAGAAAGCAAAACGTGCCAATGATGGACGGCTCACTCTACTGTTTAATCTCTCCTGACCAAGAAAAAAATATGCTTAACATTGCAAATTTTATCTCAGCAGAGCAGTACGGCGGAAGAGAAGCCCTTTTAAACGGCGAAATTGGGCGAGTTTTTGGATTTAAAATTCTCGTTTCTACAATCCTTGCTGGCGTTGATGCTCTTTTCTATCACTCAAGCCATGTTGGTTGGGCACTTCAAGGCGCTCCTGAATTTAAGCAAGACTACAGCCTACAGTCTGTGTCTGATGAGTTCCTACTTAACCAAATCTACGGCGTAAATGCTTTAGATAGCGGTAAGAGAGGGGTTTATTTTAACGGTACAGGTTCTTAATAGGAGCTAACCTTTGACTGGTGGAAACCTATTAGAGATTCCTAACTTTTTAATAGCGGCCAGCCCTTCGGGGCTGCGCCGTCTTATTGCAATAAACAACACTAAAAAGGGTAGAAAGTTTAATTACTTTGATTTTTCGCCTTTGCCTGGTGGTAAGTTTATTTGCTGGTATGAAGAGATTCTTGACTCCATACAAGGGAGCGAGGTTTTAAAGGCAGGTAAAGATGCCGTTTAGTCCAAACACTTTAGATAGGGAACGCGATAAGTTTAAACAAGTAAACAGCGAAACTGTCGTAAGGGTTTTCAACGAGCAAGCATTTACAGATAAAATAATCGTCGAGGCACCTCCGTTATACAAAAGAGAGAGGAAAGTCTCGTCAGTAGTCACTTTTATAGGTGAAAATTATACCCAGGGAGAGGATTTAACTACTGCAACCTGGAGAGTTAGAAGGATAGTTTCAGGGGCTTCTGTTATAGAAACTCAATATGCCGATGACGGGAAATTCACTCAGCCATTTGATGATCCAGAATCTTTGTTTCCCACACTGGTTTTATTTAACAACTACTCAACTGATTTCGATGGCATTAATGACGTTGCAAACGGTGGGGATATATTTACCTTTGACAGCCCAAATGCTTTTAGTACGACATTTTGGATTAAGCCCCAAAACGTAGCGGCTCAAAGATGTATATTTTCTAAGGCAACGAACGATGCTAATGTGCATGGGTATATTTTATACCATGACAATACTGGAAAGTTATTTCTCCAGATGAGGGCACCGGGCAAGTTAAGGCAGCACACTTTTACCACAACATTAATCGCAGGGATTTGGCAAAGTGTTACGTTAACCTATGATGGGAGTGGAGATATAAACGGGGTAAGGGTTTACCGCAATACCGTTGTAGGTGACACTCCTTTGACGGGAAGCCTTGGAAGTTGGTTATCAGGACAGGACTTCACACTTGGCGCAAGGAATACGGCCTTCTTTTTCTCTGGAAGAATAGACGAATTTACAGTGCATAACAAAGCTTTGAGTCAGTCCGAGATTACCGAGTTTTATAATGGAGGTATTTTGCTCAACCCTAATGTAGTTAGCTCGGCACCTTTTTTGGTGTCCTGGTTTCGCATGGGTGACAATGACCTCTTTCCAGTAATAACCGATAACAAAAGCACAAATAATTTAAATATGCTTAACATGACTTCGTCAGATTTCGTATTGGATGTACCATGAAATTTTTTATAATTACCAAAGAATCATACGCAGGATTATCAATTGCTGAGGTTAATAAAATTAAGCTTTTCTCAACAGGTATCCCGATGTTGATAGTTCTTAATGAAAATGTAGAATATTATTTGATAGAGATAGCTTCCGAGAACGTTGATAAAACAATTTTAATAAATTATGAAATGTATACCCACTTAGAGGTGAAAAAAATAATTGACACAGGATTATTTGAATAGAGGTAAACCATGGCACGCTTCCCACAGTTATTTACAGAATTATTGGCAAGGGTTGACGATAGCATTAGACTAGATGCCACGCACTCCTTTGCTAGTAACGAAGTCATTACAAATGTCGAAATAGAAACTGCTGCGGCCGCAGGGTTTGTCTCAGTGTTTAACGCTGGTGATTCGCGCCTTTGGTACTTGGATTTTGCGTACTCCACGGCAGGTACAAAGGTTGTTAGTACAAGAGTAACTTCAAGCGCAGGGAGCACTACTTCTTTTAAGAATATAGAAATCAAGGTCGCTGCCGATGATATAGTTTTGAGCGATGATAACGATTTATTTAATCATGAGCCACAAATTATTAACTGGCTCCCTGCTGGAAAAACATCTTGGTTATATGTTCACAGACTAGCGAAGGATATTGTTTTAAATGACCTAGCTGAACGTAGAGTTTTTAATAGCGAAGGGAAACGGTTAACTATAGCCAACCTCGTAGACAAAATAGAGTTCAAAGAATGGAGTAAGTTTGAAACGCTTGCGCTTGTATTCGAATCTTTGTCTAACCAAGTGGGTGACATATTCGCGGAAAAGGCTGTAAAATACGGGAAGCTAAGAGATAATGCCAAGTCACTTTCAACTTTAAGATATGATGTTGATGGAGACGGCGAGACAGATATGCCTTTTGACTCATTTTCAGGGGATATAATAAGAAGATGATAAGCATAGTAAGGGATTACATTAAGGCGAGGATAGCAGAAGAGGACCCAAAATTAAAAGAGTGGGAAGATGCTTTCAATATAGACAACATTCCAGCGTCACAATTGAGCGATTATTATCATATAGTTTATGCAGTACCTAATAATTTAAAAATAGAAAACTGTTTGGCCTACGAGACTGTTACTGCGAAGCTAACCTTATACAGGGCAGGCTTTCAGAAGCCCCAGGTTGCCTTAGATGCGATTATGAATAAGGCCCACAATATAAAGCTTAGGGCGGCAAATCCAACCGTTTTAACTGGTACAGGGTCAATGAAGTATGTTGAGGTTACAGGGCCTAATCCAGACCCAGTTTTGACCAATGATAATACTGTTAAGTGTGAGTTGGATTTTAACTTTTTGATGATATTTAATGTTTTATAGGAGGATTTTTTATGAGTTTCGCAAATAGCAGCTATGTAAATGCTGGCAATATTAAACTTGAACCAATGGAATTATACTTTGGTTTAAGAAATAAGGATTGCTTTACAGTTACAACGGCTTCACTAGATGGGCTTTATTTCGATTTTAACACCATTGATTTTAACGAGGTGGAAACTGAATACCGCGCCTGGTACGACCTTGACGACGGTTCAACTCCTCCTGCCGCTGCCGGAAAAACACTAATTGAGATTGATATTATTACAGGTGATTCAACTGCAAGCGTTGCTACTAAGACAGTGGCTGACTTAGCTATTGGGGCTCCAGGTGCCGCATACAGAGCTTCTGGTTCTTTGTTTACTATCACTCAAAAGAACATGGGTGCGATTACCGCTGTTTCTGTTGGGACATCAACCTTTACTGTGGCATCAATCGCTGTGGGGATTAAAGAAGGCCTAGGTGGAACTGATGGCCCAGTTGAACTTTCTTTGACTAGGGAGACTGTGCCACTAAATGCTGACCAAGAGGGAGCCGTTGTTTTAGGAGAATTAATTTCTTCTGTTGGTGCGGAAATTTCAGTAACCCTTTTAGAGATGACGGCAGACAAATGGCAAACAATTATTGGAAACGTTCAAGGGCAGTCCTTTACCCCTGCTGGCGGTTCAAAGATTATAGGCGTTGGCTCAAACTCAATTTCTAAAAACCTTTTAAGTCTAGGTCGCGAGCTTCTTTTGAAGCCAGTAGGTTCATTAAATAATTTAAGAAACCATACCTTCTTTAAATGCGCTCCAAATCCAGGTTCAATTTCTTTTTCTGGGACAGAGACTTCAAAGATGGCCGTAACCTTTGGGGCATACTTAGATTCAAGTAAGAATAGAAACCTTAACTTATATGCCTTTGGTGATTCGCACCAAGATGTAGAGCTTTAACTTTTAAAGGGCACGCATGAAAGAATTTAGCTTCGGAAGAACAAAGTTTAAGATTACTTGGGAGGGTGAACAGCATGAGGCGGTTTGCCCTTCACATACTGAGATTATAAAGTTTCACGGCGAATCAGAGCAATTAACAGACCTAGAAAAATCTGAAAAGATGCTCGAACTTCTAGTTAACACTGGTCTACCAAAGGCCATGGTTCACAGCCTTGAAACTGCTCAAGTTATAGAGCTATTCACTTATTTTGGTGAAAAAAAAAGCTAACTACTTTTGATTTCGCTAAAGCAAGATTGATAAGGTTCTATGGGTTCAGTCTAGGAGAAGTTGAAAACATGGGCACTAGCACTTTTGTAAATTATCTTGAGGCCCTTGAAATAATAGAGGCCCAAGAATTTTTAGCGATGACCAGGGCAACGACTTTCCCTCACATGAAAGAATCAGACCGTAAAGATATCAACCGCGACATGGTTAAGAAAGCGTCTAAACTAAACGAGAAGGTTTTAACGAGTGAAGACTTCGCAAAAATAATGATGGGTGACGAATGGCTCAAATAATTATTGATGTAGATTTTGACAAAAAGCAAGTATCCAACTCAATAGATGGCATAAAGAAAGTCATTAAAGATAAAGGGTCAGAAGTCGAAAGCGTTTCTGCAAAATCGTTTTCAAGCATCGGGCCTACAATTGCAAAATCATTTCTGGCCATCACGGCTGCCGTTGCTTCATTTAGATTATTATCTGGCGCGATAAGCTCAGGAATAAGAAGCGCGTCCGAAGCGGAATCAGGATTTAATAGATTACAGGCGGCCCTTGCGTTATCTGGACAACTAACAGACCAAAACGCCCAGAGTATAAGAACCCTTGGCGATGAAATACAAAGAACAACGAAATTTACTGCTGATAGTGTTATTGCAACGGCTGCGCAGATACAAGTTATAGGCAAACTGCCTGTCGAGCAATTAAGAAGAGTAACGGCCGCTAGTGCAGACTTGGCGGCGGCATTAGGTAAAGACCTACCAGAAGCAGGGAACATTCTTGCGAGGGCCAGCCAAGGAAGTTTTGGTGCACTTAATAAAGCCGGGATTGTTTTTAAAACAACAGGCGATGCTTCAAAAGACTTTGAAATAGCACTCGGATTAATAGAAAAAAGATTTAAAGGCTTGGCCGCAAGTGAGTTAAATACATTTAGTGGGGCGACTACTTCGCTAAAAAACTCATTTGATGACTTACTTAAAAGCTTCGGAGATATCGTAACTTCAAGTCCTGCCTTAATAGCATTATTTAACGGCATCAAAACTATTATTGATGACATTGCTTTATCCTTATCTAGTTCAAATATCGCGGAAGGATTTAATAACACAGTTAAAATTTTAGTAAGTGGGGTTAATTCAGTAGTCCAAGCGATAACTAAGCCGATATTTACGGTTTTAGAAGTATTAAATTTCGTAAGACTACAGCTTGCTCTAGGATTACAAGCAATATTCGCAAGTGTTTTGGTTCCTTTCCTTGATAAAATTATAGGATTCGTTGAACAATTTAGCATATTAGGGAAAATCCCTGGCTTTGATAGTTTAATTAGTAATTTTCAAACAGTAAGGGACACTATCACAGGCGGCTTTGATGAAATGGAACTGGCTGCTGGCGCTGCTTATTCCGCTATAGGTGAGTCGCCTAAATTAGACGCTGCTCTTGTAGCTGTTGATACCCTTGCAACGAGTGTCGTTAATTCGACAGGGAAAGCGAGCAAAGGATTTAACAACGTAGGTAAGGCATCAGAGGAAACGGCTCAGACTATCCTTGTTTCAAAGCAGCAAATCGTTTCAATCATGGGCTCATTCGCGCAACAGCTGGGGACAAACTTGGCCAATGGTGCAGGGGCTTTCGAAGGGTTCCTAGGTATCGCTGTAAACGCACTAGGAGATTTGGCCATTACAATGGGAACGGCTATCGTTTCAGCTTCCCTTGCTATGGACGCTTTAAAGGCATCTATTGTTGGTTCGGGAGCCGTTGGCGTTGCCGCAGGTTTAGCCCTTATCGCAGTAGGCGCGGCCCTAAAAGTATTTGGT